GTTTGCATCAAAGGCAATCGGATAAAACTGGTCTGCTTGCACAAAGTCCACCGCGATTCCAGCACCGCTGATATACGGCTTCAGCATCAGCCCACCTTTCGCGCACCCGTACTCAGTATGTAGCCGTAGAGCGTTGATCACTGGCGCTATCTGTTCGGCTAGAAAATCAGCCCGCGCCGACCCCGTCACCTGCACATCCATTTCAATGGTTACAGACCGCGCGATTTCAGCCGCAATGCTTGCCGGCAAATTCAGCGATTTCACATCCGCAGTTAACCAGCTCGCCTGATTGACATACATCAGGCTCCACTTTTGCAGCGCACTCGCCATTTCCGGCGTGATCGCCACGTCCACTTTCAACGCGGATTTAACCGATGTTGTATTTATCATTTTATCTAGCCTCTCTCGTATCCATTGTAGGATTTTCTGAAACATGACTCACCTATGAAACATTCGTGTGCTCGTACCATTCCAAGCGGACATTGGTCAGATTGGCAGCGGTTCCGCTCGTCACTCTCAAAATATATTTTGTGTTTTGCTTTAACACAATTTCCTGATCGTTTCGCGACCCAGCCCCCGCTCTTGATTGTGCAGAAGCCGCCCCGCCTTTATACCGGTTCAACAATGTCCCGTCTGTTGTTCCGCCCGAAGTACCTTTGTGAATGGTCAGCCCCGCTGTATTCGCAGAGTTGCGGTTGCTGTTTCCTGGCGTCTGTGCGGTCGTGCCGGTCTTGTCACTGCCCTCGTACAGGTCAAACTGTGTAATGGCGCTTCCATCGAGATCAAACAGCATGTGTATCCATTTCGTAGTGTTCGGCGTTGTCAACAGGTAATCCTGCACCCCGCCGCTTCCGAGTTCAACTGCATCCGTGTACATATAATGTGAACCGGCGTGAATCTCATGGTGTGCATAATCAATCATCTGCAATGACCGTGTGGCCTGATCTACCCGTACCACTTGTCCATCAATATCGTACAGTACCGTTTCCCGTGCCTGTACTCCATTCGCTACGTTTGTCATTTTGCATTTTCCTTATACATATTGATATGCCCCAACGTCGGGCGTTGCGTCTCTTGCCACGCCATCCTTATCCGTTGCCACAACTGCGGTCAAGTCCTCGCCCGCGTTACGCGCTGGGGATGTGGACTGTAAATGGTAATCAGACGCGCCCACGAAATCTGGATCGTCAAGTACTGCGCCTGTGTCACCACCACCACAAGCAGCCTGCCATGTGGCAAGGCTGGTGTATTCTGTTGGACCCCAAAACCATTTACCAGTGGATGCACCGTAATATAAATTCCCGTCCAGCGTGGTGGATGCCTTCCGTCCCGCCGCTGTACGTGTATGAACCTGTCAGTTCGCTTCCTGTTTCAGGGACGCCGCTTATCAACTGGCTTGTACCAGTGATGGTTGCGCCGCTCGCAGTCGGAGCGGGCGCGGATTGTCTGCGGCGAAATAAAAAGTATTTCTTTCTCATCCTGCTTTCCAGATTGCAAAGATAATCAACGCCCATAGCAAAATGGCGGGCGGAAGTGCATATAACATACCGCATACTATTGCCATGTCATAACCTCGCTAAAACTTGTGCGGCGATTGCCGCATGTCCTGCTGCTGTTGGATGCAAACCGTCTGCGGTTTGCGCTGCCGTTATCCAAGGGTCTGTAAACGTGTCCCAACAGGTGATAGATTGCGCTGTACATGCCGCCGCTATTGCTGTACGGATGTTTGATTTGTCTACAACTGTCCCGCCGCCTGTGTCTGTCCAGCGTGGTAAGACATTCAACGCATAAATAGTCGCTAATGGATTACTAGCCTTTAGCGCAATAATGCCAGCCTCGTAAGAGGCTTGTAGGGTGGTCATATTTCCAGCATTATCATCATTTGTCCCGAGTTCTATTATGATTATGTTGTTTCTGTCGCTTGCACTAGCTGTAACCTGCGCCGCCATATTAGATGCGCCTTGAATAACTCCCATCCCCGCAACTGCATGGTTATTAATCTTTGTTCGATTAGAGTTATACGTACCGAATATGCCACCATGCCAACCAACTGAATTAGTCGAAATAGAATCTCCTAAAATTCCAACCCACATCGAATAATCACTTAAGAAAATTCGAAAACATTGCAATGACTCGGCAGGAGTAATATACCGATTCAACAGAACGGTATCGCCAATATTTCCGCTCCAGCTTTCGTTGCTTACACCAGAAGCCCCAATAAGTATAGTAACAGGAATATCGGCAGTGTCGGTTGTGTTTGTCGTTGTTGTTGCTTCGTTTCCGTTGATATAAATTTTCCCGACATTGTTTTCACGGCTCCATGTAGAGATCACTAAACTCCAAACATTGTCTTTTAGGTATCCGAAAGGCTTGAAAATCTTATAAGCGGATGAAATATATCTACCCTGAAACAATGAATGTGCTGCATACTTACCACATGACATATTGTCCGCGCTGCCTCTGAAATAATGCAATTGTCTCGTGGCGGCTTCTGCCATAATTCCAGTTCCAGGCTTACACAATTGAATAACTGTCCCCTCGTTTAGATTAGGAACAGCACCAGAAGAATTCAAATATACATATTTACCGTTTGCGCCACTCCAAACTGGACAAGGTTTACCTGTTATTGGATTTGTCTCTCCCCCAACCGTAACGCCAATATAAGAGCCGTGATAATTGTTCCCACTCACATCCCGCGCCACCGTCCCGCTCGCCTCGTCCAGCGGCCAATAGGCAACCAAAGACGAACCAAACAGATTTTTTATTCTCTGCTGGTACGATGCCCTCTTACGCAAAATCAATAATTTGCGCCTGTCCATGTCACGCCTTAAGCCAGCAGAACTTATCTCCATTGGTCGCGGCGTCAAACCACAACTGATTCAGGTTCGCTACCTGTACCATGATGGCTTCGCCCTTGTCCAGTTGGTATCCAGTGGTTGATGAGGTAGCTCCCGCTCCATCGTTGCCCACGTACACGACGCCAGCATTACCCGTCAGTGCGCGGATGTAGACGCCATTATCCAGGGGTACATTTGGTCCCTGTACTTCTGTGCCTGCGGTGGTGACGGTGATCTGCCCGCTGATTGCGGCGTCGGTTTCCACATTCGGACTTACAACCTGTACAATGTATTGTCCATCAATTAGTTTCATTTACTCACCTCGTTTTCTCCACATCAAATTTGTCGCATATCTCACGCTGTCAATCGCGTGATTGTTCTTATCAGGGTACGCATTGATTATTTCACCGTCCCGCGTCCGCTCAAATTCATAATCCAAAAACTCAGTAGCAGTATGGGGCGCTCTGACATTATCGATAACAATTGCCGTCAGTCCCTGCAACCATTTGATTGAATACTTCACTGATTCTGGGCCCTTCTCCGCGCCCCGGCAATTAGAGCCATACGCTCGGAAGTCCTGTACCGATTTCGGCTCTGCACTATCGGCTATCACCATATCAGACGGTTTCAACCCGTACTCAGTAAGAGCTGTGTGTAATTCCTCATTGCCCAGTTTCCAATGTCGGCTCTCGCCAATGACATACAATATCCTTCGTGCCGCGTCATAATGAACTTTGGAATAATGCGCCGGGTCAGGGTAAAAGCCCCAGTCCAATCCATGCAGAATGTGATCAAACCCGCCTGCCTGTATTCCAAACTCATCCACCGCGCCGAATATTTCCGCATCAGTGATCGGGCGTATCTGTACGTTTGCAAATACCGTACCGCCTACGCTGTTGGCAACACCTAAATACTCATGTTCATACGCGGTCGGATTCACCCGTTGTAAATGTTCCGCTTCCTCAATGAACGTTTTACCCAGCCATTCAATTGGCACGGTGCGATAGTCCGACTTATGTTGATACTGAGTTTCCTTCGGAATTTGGATATATTTATTCGCCCAGTTGTTCGCAGTTGCCGGTGGATTGAAACTCTTGAAAATAAACGCATCATCTCCGCCGCGGATAACTGATTGCTCGATCTTACGGATGGATTCCTGTCCGTGGAACTGGTCCAATTCTTCGAACCACAACATTCCAATGTACCCAAACGATGGTTTGATGGACTTTATTTTCCCTGGGTCATCCGCGCCGCGGAAGTAGATTTTCTGTCCCGTAGGCAGGTATTCAATTTCCAATGGGGAGGTGGTTGTTTTGAACTCATCCGACAATCCCAGCTCCGTAATTGCCCAAACCAGTTGAGCGTATACTGAGTCCCGCAATGTCGCTGCAACTTGACGCGCGGCCAGTGCGTGGATATTCGGATTATTTTTTATCAGATAGATAATTGCCAACGAGATGAAACTTGATTTCGTTGATCCGCGTCCACCAAACATCACGTACTCAGTATGTGAATGTCTGACAATATCCCTGTACACATCTGTGAACGATGGTGCAATCACATCCGCGGGCAAATAGAACGGGGAATCAATCAACGTCTGCCCATGAGACATTTCTATTTCCAGTTTCGCGGGACCATCCAAATGCACGGCCACGAATTTGAACAGATCCGTCCA